CATCGCCTTCTTCATAGGCTTTGCGATAAGACTCTTTTGCGGCGGCAGCATCCGCTTCAACGCGGCTACCGAACTCACCAACATACGACTGGTCGAGCTTATCTAAGCGTGACCGAAGCTCTTCATTCTGCTTCTTCACGGCTTCGGCATACTCGAGTGCAGCCTGACGCTGGCGCTCTTCCTCCCGGAACCTGTTCGTCAGCTTCGAAATACGACGCTGAACAGACTCCGAATATTGCTCTAACTCATCGGATTTGGCCTCTTGCTCGGCGGGAGCGTCATCTTCGGATGTTTCACGTGAAACATCTTCCGGCTGTTGCTCTTCCTCGGCGGCAACGACCTCCAGTTCTTCTTCCTTCTCGGCAAGGTTGTTTTGCATACTAGGCTCCGTATGTCTTGATATCATCAGGATCGATGATGGTTGCAATGACTTCATCGTCATTGATGATGCGGACCTCGCCACCTTCAATCTGGAAGCGCGATCCGGCGTACCGACCAATACAAACCCAGTCGCCCTCTTTGCACCACGGTTCGAACCCTTCACCAAACTTATCTTCATCTAAGTAGGCAAGCGGGCCAACTTTCACCACATACGCTACAACAGTAGCTCGTGCCTCTCGGTCCTTGGCTTGATCGGGGACGTACACTCCACCCTCAGTCTTGGCCTTGCCTTGATAGGGCATGACAAGAATTCGCCAGCCAGTGGGCTGTGGGATTCGTTCTGTCAGAGATTTTTTGGAGGCTTCTTCTTCAGATTTTTTCTTGGCTTGCTGTTGCCGAAGGACGTGATCAGGTACTAGAAGCGTCGTCATAGTTAGCCTTTGTCAGCAGGGATTTGAGTTCATCAAGCGCGTAGGTAATCCCCTGAATCTCACCTATCATCGCGCGATACTGCTCCATGTCCGAAGCACTACCGCTAGTAACGGAGATGCTAATGTCATCTACCCGTGTTTGCAAGGTTTTTTGATACCTTGTGATAAAGTCAACAACGTCCATTATAAACCTACCGACTCATTAGAAGGGGCGGAGGAATTATATCAACTGGATAGGCACGATCTTCGTAGTATGAAGACCCCGGCATCCGAAAAACTTCGCGTATGTTTTGTGGACTCAGCACGTCTGTTGAATCGTACAACGGACTGGCGCCCACGTCACTTTTTGTTAGTGTCGCCGAACCAGCGTCACCTGCCGCGATACCTTGTATTACTTTCGAGCCGGTTGGAAGTTTATATCCACCATCGATCACCGTTACACCATCGGAGCCATAGACTGGATCAACATATCCAAGAATTCTACCTTTACCATCAACAACTTCGTCTATTTTTCTGCCTTCATCATAGGGGTTTTCTAGCGGCGCAGGCGGCGGGCTGATCGGTTCGTTGAACGTAGTGCCTGTTGGCTGGATCTGAAAGTCTCGAATCCTTGGCTCCGGAATAGCAGGTGGAATCTCTGCAAAAGTAGTCAGACCATCAGGCATCCCAGCAAGTTGACGCTTCGCAGCGTTCTCCGCAAGAATTTGATCAGAACGTGCGATGACCTCATCTATGCCAGCTTGAAAGTTAGCTTGCCGCTCGGGGGTGAAAGCAGGCGGGACCACTGCCTGTGCGGTGTCTTCTTGAACAGCGGTAGCGTCTTGACCGTCCGGGAAACCGGGGACGGTGAGATCACTTCTATCAAACAGCGCGGTTATAATACCAACGCCCGGAAACAAACTTTCTGAACCTGTTTTTCGAAGACTTGGATCTCTTTCCACCGTGCCGTAACGAGTGGGATCTCCCGCACCGAGGCCCGGTTCTACTCTACCTGTGCGCGTGTCCACTGGTGACAAATAGCGGCGAAACATCAAATTTTTCACCGCACCAAACGCAGGGGTGCCAATAAGATCGGGGTAGCTAATATTCTTTGGACCAAGCAGCCTGGCGATTCCGCTCATCGCTCCAAAGGGATTGCTGTCGGTCATCCCTAAAACGCTTGATTCAATTTGCTTGCGTGTAAGCTGTCGGGCCTCACTTCCGCCGTCATCCTTCGGGATGTTGACGGTGTATCTAACCTGATCCTCGATATCTTGGACCGAAGTATTCAACGGAGCGCCAACTGTGGTGCCAGTACCCCCCGCACCACGGACACTGCGACCGCGCTCTCCAAAGTCCATTGTTCCTATGGAGGTATCGATGGAATCGAGCGGCGACCGCATCAGTATACCCCAGAAAACTTGCCGCCTTGGATCGCGGCGCCCATACCACGACTAGTCATGAACTTGCCACTAGCTGCGCTTACAGGTTTCCGTTTTGCCGTCGTCATGCCGCGTTTTTTCGGCTTTGGCGGCATTGGGCCACCTTTTCGATTGCCCTCTTTATTCATGGGGTGATCTGAATCAAGCAGTTTTCTATTCTTGCGGATGATGTCCTTTTGGTCATCACTCAGCTTGTCTGAACCCATCAGATCTCGATACATCTTCTCGTTCGGACCGAGCGGAGTCGGAGTCGCCATTTTGTTGGTGCCGCCTTGTTCAAAGCCACGCATCTTCTTCATGTTGCTCTCCAATATCTGTGAGCCACCGTCCTTGCGACCACGACCCTTTTTGATGAGGTTCTTAGCCTCATCATAACTTATCCCCAGGTCGCCGGCAAACTGTCTAATCCGTGGCCGTGCCATCTACTTCTCCTTCTCGTGTCCCAGCCACACCGCAAATGCACCGGTCATGGCCCCCGTGACTACACTCACCAGTCCCGCCTGCGCTGGCGTAGGGTCGGGCAATGTCATAAACCACTCGACCACTCTCCATGCCGAGATCGACATCATTATCATCATCAGGCGCGGCAGTATCTTCCACCGCAGGAATCTTTCCATTGTTACTTCGGCCACGATTGATCCTCGCTTGTTCTGGCGTCGTGCGATTGTGCATGTCCCACATCGGCATTATTTTTTACCAAAAAATTTGGTAGCTGAACGTACGCCAAAAGAAGCAGCAACAATAACACCAAGGGAATATTGATACCACGTAGGCATCTTGTCCAACTGCTCAAAGCCATTTGCGACCACGCCCTCCATGCCCGGTATGAAGCTCAGTATTAAGGGCACCGAGAACAGAATTACAAGCCACTCGTCCTTCCAAGACGACTGACTACCACGAGCCATCTCCAGATCCCAATCGATCTCACCCGTAGCCTTCTTTTCCATGATGGTAGCCTCGGCCTTGGCCGTAGCAACCTTGGCTGCGGTCTCAGCCCTGGTCTTCTCAACCTTGCCTTCGAGCCATGTTCCAGCCAGAGAGGCGATGGGTCCAATCAGTGCTTGGATCATTTATTCCTCGACAGTGCAGCCTGTGTGTTGATGCGGTATACGTTGACATCGTTTCGTGCGCCCGCAATGTCTTCCTGCGTTTGAATACGTTGCTGGGCCAGATCGTACGCCTGTTGCAGCTTGGCCTGATCGATCTGGAAGTCCATCTGATCGTTCGCCATCTTGCGCTGGACCTCCATCTGCGAGTTCTCAAGTTCCTGCTGGCGGATCGCGATCAATGGATCTTGACTCTGCGCGGGCTGAATCATCGGCATGATCTGCTTCATGATCTCACCGATCTGCTGTGCAACAGCGGACTCGACCACATCAGGATTGATCTGCGGAACAGGGAAGCCAGCCTCTTGATCCTGCTGAATCTGGGCTTGGAAGAACGCCGTTACCTGATCCCGTGCCAGCATGGCGACGTGCTCCTGAACGTGTGACAGGAGAAGCAGGAACGCCTGCGGACTTGCGGCAGCGGCAGGCGATGACAGGAACATAGCATGCGCCAGTATGTGTGATTCGTGATCCTGCTGCGGGAATGCTTGCAAAGGCTTGCCCTGTACAGCAGTCGCATTCTCTGACGCCGGATCTTTCGGTGCGGGCGGCGGAGGCGGAGGCAGGATGGCGTCGATGTTCTTGATGTCGAGGGCATCATACATCCGACGATACGCCTCATACATATTGTGCATCTGCGGTGCTTGAGAGGCCAACTGCATCTGTGTCTGCGCCAACGACAGGCGCTGAGACATCGAGAAGATTGTCGGATCAGAGACTGGCAGGATATCTACCCGGCCATCAAAGTCCTGCGCCATGATCTCGGCAGGCACATTCTGACCCACAAAGTACGGATACGGCATCGGGTTGTCGGCGAACACTTCGGCGAGGAGACGAAACTCTTGCTTCTGACCATAGTGAAGACGCTTGTGGATCGAAGAGATGATCTTCGATCCCTGCTCGATCAGTGCAACTGTGGTTCCGACTGGTGCCTGTGAATTAACGTCGGAGATTTTTGCGTCGGCGACTTGGGCAAAGCGGCGTCCTGAATCGACAATAACGCCCAGTAGTTGAGCAAGTGTCCCAGAAGGTTCCTTGTATGGAAGGGGCATAAGAGCATTCCGAAGATCACCACCGGGAGCATCAATATCACGGAACTCGCCAGGAGCAAGCGGCTCATCGTCATTGCGAATACGAACACCACGAGCCTTGAAGCCAGCAGGCAGATTCGAGAGAGTGCCCGCATCGATAAGCTGACGAAGAATAGAAGTCGCTGCACGAGACAGTCCACCTATAGTATGAAGCAGGCCAAAGCCATAAAAGCCAAACCCAGGCAGAAACTTAAAATGAGTAAAGTATTGTCGTTTTCTACGAAGTGGATCCGCCTGTCGGTAGTTTCGGACCACCGAGAGAACCTGTCCTGAACCTTCATCCATAGTGACAATGTAAGGGAGTTTAACCCCCGTAGGCTCACCAGCCCCGTCAATGTCTTCAAACCCTTCGAGATCAATCTCTGTATGGATCTCAAGGAGTGTGAAAGTGTCATTACCATACGACGGGCGAACACCTTGCAGTTCGTTACCAGTTTGTCGAATCGAGCTATCATCGTCTTCATCTCCAGCTTGAAGGTCAATGTCCCGATACACACCGGCGACTTGGAGCTTGCGAAGCTCGTTCTCTGTCATCCGCACTACATGTGTGACACGCTCGGCTGTGTTCAAGTCACTCGCCGAGTAAGGGACAATCAGATCCTCCGCCGGAACAAACTTCGAAACTGCCCGCTGCTTTCCGGCATCGAAATACACCTTCTTAAATGTTGAACCAGTCAGCGGCAGGTAGAACAGCATCTGATCCGTGTCCGGATCATACTCTTCCATCACCTCCGTGATCTGGTAGTTCATAAAGTCTTTAACGCGCAGCGCCTGATCCTCAAGCATCTTGTTGGCCGCACCAAGAATCTGCGTCTTGATCGGGCCACCAGCAGGCAGCATCTCTTTGTATGCCTGTGCTTGGAACTGTGTTACCGCCTCACTGAGCAGCGGATGATGGACACCACTCGCGCCAAGGAACGGCTCGTTGCGCTCTTCATAATTCACACCAAGCAGCTTTAAGCCCTTGGCAATCGCCTCTTCCCAATCTTCGCGCGACTCCTTATCGTCGTCGATCTTGTCTCGCAAATCCGAAGATAACGCACCAAGAACGGAGTCATCAAGGACTTCGGCCAAGTTGGCGTTGTGATCGTACGGTGCAGCATCTACCTCGATCATCTCTTCCATGCCGGCAAGCTCAATGCCTTCAGGAAGCATGTTCTCGTCAGGAAGCTCCACCATCATCTCTTGAGGCACCTCGGTCGCCGGACCACCGGCGCCCATTGCCATATCGACCATCTGCGGAGGAAGTGCCATTAAAAGATTCCTTTGAATGTGCCGCCACGGGCTTTCATCACAGCGCCGCCACGAGCCTTGCCCTTGTCTTGCGCGTCTATCTTCTTAATCATCTTGGTCAGTTCATTGTACTCTTTCGAGCCATATTTGAAGTTTTTTCGCTGCTTCGCCAAGAACTGCCGTTCGGTAAGTTCTGAACGGTCTCTGAGCAAGGCATTCATGCGCGTCTGACGCAAGTCCATCTAAAACACACCCTTGAACGTGCCGCCGCGTTTTTTCATCACTGCACCACCTTTTTTCTTGTCAAGCGTAGTGTCCTTGCCGCCGCGCATCAGGTTGCCTAACTCTGTTTTAATCTGAATAATCCGCAACCGATCCTTGTTGGTCGTGTACTCGTCCTCGGTAATCGTTTCGAGTTCGTCGAAGAGTCTGTCCATTTTTGCATCCAAGGCCAACGTGGCCTTGCTTTTTTTCTTCGCCATCACATCACCTGCCTTGCCATGCCGCCAATGCCCGAGTGTACCAGCTTTTTGGGCCTCAAGTCTACGGGTCCACCTTTCTTGTATGCGCTAGGCACTTTCTTAGCGACTTCAGCAGTGCCCGGATCGCGCAAGTCAATGTACCGGAAAGGTGGCAATGAAGGCTGGAACCCAAAACCTGTGCCCGTAACCACTTCGCGACTTGCATACTTACCAAGTGTGTCCGCGCCAGAAGAATTTGGATTAGCAAATTTGATTTCTGTCGCCTCTTCCACCTTGAGACCAGATTTGTTTAGCTTGCTCAAAGCAGCGTCGAGATTTCTGCCGTAGTTCTGGAAGTGGCCTCGCAGCTTTCTTTCGTCTTTAAAGTTTACATTCGGTGCGACTATCTTCTTTATGCCACCATCTTTTATGGTTTTTTCAATCGCCTTGGCTAACTCCTCAAAGTCACCTGCGATCCCCTGCCGCTGCACAGATTGAGCAATCTCTGTCCGTAAAACACCGATCACTCCGGCCTCATCCAAGAAATCATCCACTTCTTGTTGCGACTTAAACTCGGCAGGAGCCGCATCGTCTTTCTTGGCTTTAGCCGCTCTTTTACGAAGGATTTGAGCAGCACGACGAGCAGTGTCTTCTGCTTCTAACACAACGCCAAATTGTGCAACTTGTCTTGCGTTGCCGACTTCAGATGACCGCGCCGCCATGAACTCCTCTTTGGGCGGGATGATAACCATGTCCGCACCCAGTTTCTTAGCTTCACCCGGCAGCACCCGCGTAGCGAACTGCATGAAATCGTTCTGATTCATGTAAGGCGGACGAGCGGCCATGTCTCGTGCACGAGAAGCACCACTAAACTGCTGTCCATCTTGGAACGCCCTAGCCAATGCGTCACTCAGGGAGTCCATGTCGTCATTGAGAAGGGCGCGACTAACCTCCGGTACTGCATTTCGCTGTCTATTTTGGCGATCAACATAGCTTGCTGTCGGCAACTCTTCTAGACCCAGCTTTTGTATAAACGCCGGTCCAATTCCTTCGTCTGTTAGAACCTTGTTAATGTTTTTGCGCAGTGTCTCAAAGCTAGGTGCCCGCTTCTGTGCGGCATCCAACTCAAAAAGCAAACTTCTCTTGAACGTCCGCTGCTGGGCCTCGTCAAAAGTTTTGGAACTCGCAAGCTGATTGATTAGCTCTCGATTCAGGGAGCCTGGATTAAAGAAACTCTTTTTCTTCGCGACCTCTCGGCGCAACGCTGGATGTAGTTCGGCCAAAGCATTTAAATCTATTAAGATCTCGTCTTTAGTGTCCACCAGGCCAGGGAACAGCGTCTTGGAGTCGAAGTTGTCTGTCTCTCCAATTGCAGCGACCACCTCGTCCAAATCCGTATGCCGTATAGATTTTCTATACCGCACACCATCTCGCACTTCTATCGAGTCCTGCGCCTGCTTTGCTCCAAACAGACTTACAGATCCCCTATCAAGGTCAGGAGTTAGATAGAGCGGGGTCACCTGATCATACAAGTTGTCCGGGCGATCCCCAGGAGTGCTAGGGGGATTAGCGCGCATTTCCAAAAGCTCGTTTTCAAATTTCTCACTATACCTTGCCGCAGCACGGTGGAGATGCTTTAACCGCGCGGAATTGATAGCACTGAAAGCAAGGGCGTCTGCACGGTAGTCTTCCATCTTCTGGTCAATGTCGCTTTTACCACTCAATATACGCTGGAGCAGTGCTTGTTGAGCCGGGGTGTCAGGCTTGTAGGCCCGAAATCTGCCCTGCGCGGTGTTGTTCGACTGATCCCAAAAGTTCACCAGAGTCCTGATCTTGTTCTCTCGTATCTCGTCGGCGTTCAAAAGACCTTGAGTCGGGCCATAGTTGCCCTCAGATAGAGGCAAGGACTCATTAGGAAGTGCTCGTAGCATTGCCTCGGCTTCATCTTTGCTCCGTGCTTTGTGCAGGCCATTCTCAAGCAGGAAGACAAACTGATCCTGACGTATATCATTGTCCATAGAGACGCCCTTGTGAGAGCCGCTATTATTAAAGAACGCATCAATGGACTGCATGGCGTTCGAATTCAGCGTCTGTTCACTTTGAGCCACGGCTCTGGTGTCTTCGAGCATCTTATTCAAAGTCTTGTAGTTCGGATCCGCATTAAGAATGACTTCCTGCATCCGCTGCATCGGGCCATATTCGGCCTTGCCACTAAGCGCCCTCTTTATACGGTCGTTGCGGTTTTCTACAGCAAGCCTCTGCGTCCCCTCGGGATCCGCATGTTGCGCCTGAATGAGATCGTCAATGCTCGGAATAGGGTTAGCTTTTTCTATCTGATCCTTCCGGTTGAACGCCTTGACCGTGTCCGTCTGAATCTCCTCGACAACCAGCGCACGAACAGGATCGCCCGTCTTGGGGTCCAGTATCTCCTGAATACTGAAACGAACGTGACCAAAGAAACCGGGAAGCTGACTGCCAAAGTAATCATGTGACGGCGGATCTATAAATGTGCCATCAATCTGCGCCGAATCATCAGCAAACAGCATCACACCATAGTTCTGCTGGTTCTCCGACGAGTTGCCCAGACGCTGCATGGTGCCATAACCAGTGGGTTCCGCAGCAACAGAAACTCCGTTATACGTCATGCCCTGTTCGTCGAACACAGTCTTGATCTTGTACCGTGGAGACAGAACCCCAATCACATCGCGGAACTCGTCCGGGCTAATCTTCTTGCTGCCCAGAGACTTCAAGTAACCCTCAATGCCAAGCGACCGTAGCTCCGTACCCGCGCGAGGCTGACCACGCAACTTCTCCAGCAACTTTGCCGCCGTAATCCCGCCCTTCGGAATCTCGATGTTCTCCAGCGCAGCACGAAGCGGCGAATACACGCCCGACTCACTAAACGCCGATGTGCCCGTGTCAGACGTGTCCTTAACCGTCGGAACAACACCCTCGTTGTCCGGGCTGACAAACATGTCCTCTTTTTCAGACTGAACCTTCCGTGGACCGCCCGTCCCGGAACCTTCGCCCGCAGCACGACTCTCAACAACCGTGGGCCGTGGATCACCGTCCGCACGTTGACTGCGCATGATCGACGGTCCACCGGCGGGTTGTAACTGGGGCGGGAAAAAGCCATCGTCGTTCAACCGGCGCACGTAACTTGCAATCCCCGCCCGCAACTCAGGAAGCAGCGTTGCACCCTTGGCGTACAAGACACCAGGGGCCAAGAGACGACCAGCCATCTCAGGACGAAGCTCACCTTCTTCATCCAAGAAGTCATCGGACAACTCGACGCCGGCCTTCGCTGCAAGGCCCACGGCACCGAACTCTTTTTGAAAATCGTCCACAGCCTGACGGAAAGTGGGGTCATTTGCATACTGCACAGACATCGGTCCACCGCCAAGCTGCGCTATCATAGGCGTCAAATCACCCACTAGCCCCGGAATACCAAAGACTTCTTCTTTTACTAAACCACCAGCCATCTCTGACAGGCGCGCACCGGTGCCCTCGGACGCTTCTGCAAGGTTCTCCAGCCGGCGTCTCAGGCCAGTGGTGAACTCATCACGAAGATCTTGAGGGGTTTTGTCGATGTCGCGTTTAGCCATCAGTAGTACTCGCGTTTCCTGCCAGGGAGCATGTCCTCTAGCTCCTCACCCTGCAAACTGATAAAACCACCCTGACGGAAGCGCATCAAGGCCATAGTCATACTATCACAGAAATCATCATGGTCGCCATTTGGAAACGAGGCTATCTCCTCAATCACCTCCTCCGCGAACTTCTGCGCGGCAGGATACCAAACTTTTCCTGATTCAAATATCGGAGAGGCCATATGCATGCGTGTGGTCTTGTCCAAACCACCCCCACCCCTCTTTCGACCGGGGGCAAAGGTGATTACAGGGAGGTTCAGTAACCTCATCTCGTCCGCCAAGGGCTGACCAGTCGCCTTGGCCTCGATAAGCATCATATCTGGCTCCCAATACTCGTTTTCTTCCTGCGCGATCTCCTTTAACTCGGGGAAGTTCCACCGACCACGCTTCGCATCCAGCAAAATCAGGTGCTGATCGCCGTTTCCATGCGGCTCAAACACGCCCCACGTCGTGATAGCAGAAAAGTCAGCCGTTTCTTTCTTACTGTACGCCGTATCGTAAGACTGAATGATGTAATCTAGCTTCGGGATCTCTTCTTCCTCCCACTGGTTCCACCATTCACGCTTGATGACAGCCGTTTCTTCGGATGTGGGGTTCTGCTGCCACTGTGCGTTCCACTTTCCTAACGAAAGTGAAGCCTTAACCTTCAGAAGTTCCTCTTTTTTCCAAAATTCAGGCCAAAGTGGGCCTCCAGACGGCATGATTGCAGGGAATTCTACCACCTCCCACTGATCAGCCATTATGTCAGCCGCCTGAGCCGTCAGTAACCGGCCCGTCAAGTCCTTTTTCGACCACCTTGTCTGGACAATAATAATGGAACCACCCGGTTGAAGACGCTGACGCGGGCCAGATGTGTACCATTCGTACGTATTATCGTAGGCAGACGTTGATAATGCGTCCTGCTCCGAGTGTGGATCGTCAATAATCAGCAAATCTGCACCACGACCGGTCATTGCAGCGCCCACCCCCGCTGCAAAATATTCCCCGCCCGCGCCAGTCTCCCACCGACCGGCTGCTTGGCTGTCCTGTTTGAGGTCCGTATTGGGAAAGATCTCCCGATATACCGGGTCGGCGATCAGATCTCGGACCTTTCGTCCAAATCTTACAGCAAGTTCGGTGTTCATTGTAGCCTGGATGATCTTGAGCTTTGGATTCCGGCCCAAAAACCAGCTAGGCATGAGATACGAAGCAAACTCTGACTTCGAATGTCGCGGCGGCATGTTCACAATCAGCCGCTTCAACTCGCCAGAAGCGATCCGCTCCAACTTTTCAGCAATGATTTTGTGGTGACGCCCAACGATGAAGCCTTCGTATACGTGCTGGACGTATGCCATGAAGTCTTCTTGGGCCACTTCGCGTGTTTCAAGGCGCCGCCTCTGTTCTTCTAGAAGCAGGACTTCCTGTAACACCTCTTTGGGGAGAGCATCAAGGTTCATGCCCGAACGATATTATAGTCAAACGAATTTATCAAACTCTGTACTACACAGACTATACCGCACTACACCCCGTCAGATGTGGGGGGAGGGGGTCATAGAACAAAAGCTAATCTGCCAAACAGTCCCAGTAACCCCGGAGGTTCGAGGAACGTGTTGCACCCCACCCCTCTATATGCCCGCCCAATTACGCGCGCAGTCAAAGGCGCAGTCAACAAATCTTTTTACTTTTTTAGGCTTCACACGAGCTGGGATATTTGCTAGCTTAAAAATAACCATATGTAAGGAGGATGAATTATGAAGAAAGTAAAACCCAATCTGGATTGTGAGAATTGCTGGCTGATCGTCAACGAGTTCGATGGCGACTATGCCTGTGACGAGTGCGTCGAAGACGCGAAGGAAGAGGAGAACGACGAATGAAATATCTAGATCTCATCGCCAAGGCTCTTGGCGTCACAATCACCAAGACCAGTTCATGGGGGTACTCGGGCTACAACATCAGCGGCATTGGTGTCGCTGATGTGTTCGTCGGCTCCCTCGATGAGGTGGCTGAACGATTAGCCAAGGTGATCGAGCATCGGCAGCAGCACCTCGAGAGGCTGAAGCAGCAAGACAAAAAGACCGCCGTCGTGCTCGAAGAGGCGGTCGAGATAACCAATCGGCTGCTTGGCAAGGGAGCAACATCATGACTGATAGAAGCAGAATCCGCGTCGTCCAGAACAAGGACGGCTCGCTGACGGCTTACGTCCCTGCGCGCTGGGGCGGTCTGTTCACCGACATGCTGCGCGCTGGGCAGACAGATATCTACGAGTCAGATCCAGAAAGGCTCGACGACTGGGAAGACTGGATCGTCGAGGCTCGGCGCTAACCAAGAGGAGGCGGCTTCGGTCGCCTCTTCCTTATTTATTGATGATTATCTTTTTTATTCAGAGCGCAGAGCGCAAGGCCCAAGGGATCGAGGAACGTGTTGCTCCCACCCTCCCCCCCAGCGTCGCGCGCGTTGGGGCGGTGTCAAGAAATTTATTTTATTTTTTTGTTAAAAAAATTCTTGGTCTGGTCGCTTATATCGGCTAGTCTCGGAGTATGGGAATTATCCCATTGTCGAAGCCATCAACTAGAGGAGAATCAAAATGATGGGTAATGATATCGAAAAGTTAAAGCTGGCACAGGAAGGACTGCTTGTTCTTTATAAGTATGTGAGCAGTGGCAATCTTGAGGCGCTCAGTGCGCTGAATACTGTGTCCGCCTATATCAGCGAACGCCATACCGAAATTGTCGAAGGCGTGAAGGTGATTCACCCGCGTCAGGGTATGAATAAGGTGTCCGAGGCAAAGGTCGTGAAGGCTATCGATCTGCTGTCTAAGGAGTGGCTGTCTTACCAGCAACTTGCCAACCGTGTGAAGTTGAGCAAGAGTAGCGTAGCTACCGCGTTGATGCCTGCCGTGCGGAAACGCGCCGTTGTCACCCGTCAGCGGATGGGTAAGATGGCTAAGACGAAGTATCGTGTAACAAGCATCGGATAGGTCGCCGTCGATGGCTCGGCCCGCGCTGGAACGGCGATCTGTTCCTCCACAGCGCGGGCCATTTTTTTCCAGGTTTTTTTTTAGCCCGCGCAATGCTCGAAGTGCGCAGGCCGCAGAGCGCAAGGCCCAAGGGTACGAGGAGCGTGTTGCTCCCACCCTCCCCCCCAGCGTACGGCGGAGGTCGCAAATGCCAAGACTGGTTCTGAAAAAAGTTTTCATTAAAATAGTTTTTGGGCATCCCGCCCACCCGCGCGTTGCGCGCGGTAACCGCGTTTTTTCAAAATTGAATAACGCTAGAAATGCGTCAGGCGTCCTGTGCCTGATGCACCATGTGGAGTATTGAACATGACCAAATATTTCAACGAACGTGGCTACAATACATGTGAACACCGCGATGAGAACGGCAACAAAGAATATACATGGTACGAGCGCGATGCGCGGGGCTACATGCTCGGCGGTCGCATGTGCATGAATTGCGCCGAGGAAGTCATGGCGGACAATCGCAAGCGATACCGCGAAGATGTGTTCACAGATTCAAACTACTGGCATGATGAGGATCTAGAGCCAGAGGCCGGTGTCGGTCGCGATGAGTTCAGTGGATACTAGGAGGACTAACGAAATGGACGAAGACGAATACCCAGCGTGGTATCAAGACGATAGTCACGAAGGCTTTCAACAATGGGACGAAGAAGACGAAGCAATCTGGCGCGACGAAGATCGCGTGTCAGATGCTCGAGAACGATTTCAATAGGAGAACTCCGGGCCATCGAGGCCCGGAGTTTTTTTGTGCCCGGATCCGTGGGACAGCCAAGGCGCGCAAGCCGCAGAGCGCAAGGCCCGCCGGGGGATCATGGCCCGCGAAACACGGTTTTTTTGACAGCGACGGCGCGCAGGCAAGGCCCGCAAATGAAAATAGAACGGCCTGACACGGTACACGGTGCAAGAAAAACCGAAACGGAATCCCGCAAAACTCCAATAAATCCGAGCAAATAGCAGCGAATCCCATTTCTGGAAATTGGTTTTTTATTGTGCGGGCTGGGATTATTTGCAATACTGTTTTAACAACCCATAAACGAGGAATCTAAAGATATGGAAATGGCAACCCGATACAAGAAAAGCCGTCGCGCGATGGCCGATTATTCATTCAAGGCGCTAAAGCCGGTCACCAATAAGAAGCTATTGAAAGAGGTTATGAAAGGCCGGTTTAAAGGTTACCGCGTCCACACTCTGACGCTGGAAGAACGCGCAACCTGTCCCGCGACATGCCACCATCTGGCGACATGTTACGGCAATAACATGCCGTTTGCACATCGGCTAGAACATGGGCCGGAGTTAATCGCCAAAATAGACAGCGAATTGAAAGCACGGCATGACAAGCTGACGTTGGTCCGTCTGCATGTTCTGGGTGATTTTTGGTCAGTCGAGTATGTTGAACAGTGGGGCCGCTGGCTTGATGATCATCCGAATCTAGCGGCATGGGGATACACGCACAATTGGCCCGACAGCATCGTCCCGCTAGAACGCGAAATCGGCCAAGCTATTGAGCGCGTGAAAGCGCGGCATCCTGACAGATTCCGCATTCGCTGGTCTGATCGCCCCGATCTGCCCGACAGCGCGAACAGCGAAGAATTAGCGCAACCTGTAAAAGGTGAAAGCCTGATCTGTCCGGAACAGGAAGGCCGGACGGGCGGTTGCGGGGATTGCGTTCTGTGCTGGGAACAGCCGAGTCGAAACATCATTTTCAAAACCCATTAAGAGGCGGCGGCGTCCCATTCGGGCGCCGTCCTTTTGGTATGTCCAAAGTTTCGAGAGCCGCAGATCGCAAGGCCGCAGGGATGTCGGCAAGCGCAGACGCGCAGACAGGTTCCGGCCATTTGTCGCGCGGCTCACAGATCGCAAGGCAGTCCGCAGACCGATACAGGAGCGCAATCTTTGCCCCCTCTTCACGCAACAGAAAGAACGATGCCCCGCCGCATCTGTTGTGCGACAGGTGCCAAGCGATTTGCGACTCGGCAATCCGGACACGGTTCTTCTTTATGACCTTGAGTTCAAGCCAGCACGGCACACCATCCATGACCAGATACACATCTGGCATGCCAGTGCCTGTGCGGTTTTCAATTCTGTTCCAGTGGGATTTCTTCGGCAGGTATTGCTTGAACGACTTCCAGAGATTTTGTTCCGGCTGGGGCATGTTCGATCACTTCACCTTCGATAAAGGCCGCAGGGTGGCTTTTCCGAATCTCGGCAAGCCGCGCGACGATCTCCTCGCGGGACAGTTTGTCAAGCTGGTGGGTGTGGTTCTGTTCGCGCCTGTCGATGGTCAGGCCACCAAGCGCAGACCTGATCTTCTCGGCGTTGATCGCCGCAGAGAATTGGCCCGACTCTTCGGCCCCGCGCGACAGTTCATCAAGCCGCTTCAACTGACCGAGGAGGGTGACGCCGTACCGGCGCTCCTTTTCTTCTCGCAGTTCTTTGACCAGTTCGACAACATGTGGATAGTCGCGGCCATTCAGAAACAGGCTGGCAGTCTTCGCCGCCTGTCCCTCGGCATAACCAGCCTTTCGGGCACACTCGGCATTCGAGTACAAGCCCTCGACAATATATCGGGCAAACTCGCGCTGGCGGTTAGTCAAACCAGCGGGACGCCCAGCAGATCGTTTGGTCTCTTCCATGCCCCCAGTATAGTTTCTGTCATAATTTTTAAAAGACTATTTCCAAAAATATGGCTGGAAGGTCAGACTCCGTGTAACCAACGTAACGACGGTGTAACGACAACTTTGTTGCTACACAACGGTTACAGAGCATCCGTTACGCCGTTACGCTCGTTACGCTGTTTTTGCAAAATAAAAAACAAAAACGAAAAATTATGGGGAACAACCTTTTGGCCGTGTTTTTTGCTTTACATAGCTGGGATAATGTGGGAATGTTCCTAGACATCAACGAGAGGAGACTTCAAATGAGCAGAGACGACATCATCCAGAACGTGAAGGACGCCAAGTTCCAGATCGAGTTCATGGCACTAATGCTTCTGTCTGACAGGACAGATGAAGCGGCGACCGCGTACGAAAAGGCACTGGCTAAGTTGTCAGAGATCGTGGGGAACGAACAATGAACCGTGATCCGGCGACAAAGATTCAGTTTGTGTGCGACCATTGTGTAGGCACCGGCTATCAACCGGTCAACAGTTTCGAGATCGATGCCTGCCCCGAGTGCGATGGCACAGGTTTGATCGATCATCTTCCACGGCTTCAGAGCCATTATGACGACGTTATGTATGTGAACGGCGACCGTTATCAGAAGGTGGGCTGACATGGATAAGACGTACAGAATCCGGGATGTCGAGGATGGGTCTGTCTACTCGATGACATTGCCAATGATTTTGGAAGAGATAAATCGCGATAGATCAGACGAGTGGACAAAGTACGACGAGACTGATTGGCGTGAAGGTTTGGCAGAATTTACGACCTACGAGGTCGTTGCCGAAGAGGTCTGGGAGGTCATTGATGACTGAACGAGTAAGGGTGGCACCACCTTGGGTGCGCGGCGACAAAAAGCACGGCTCCCCCAGAGACCGTGGTTCGGCGGACAGGTACTACGGTCGGCCATACAATCCGCACTGGCATTTTTATGGGGCGTCATCTTTTTGGAGTGAGATTGGCTGTGAGCTAATTGAGTCCGATCAGATGACCCCAGAAGAAATCGCTGAATATGACAAGGGCTACGACGGTGAGACAGGCGAAAAGGTCTGGTTCGAGCCGGAGCCACGAATGGAGGATTGAAATGACGAAGATCATTGAGGCCGAGTACAACGTGTTCGCCACACAGTTCTGGGAACCCAAGCACATCGAGGGTTGGCCCACAGACGAGGAGGGTGCGCCGCGTGATATCAAAACGGCACATGACTTCTACATCAAGTGGGGGCTGTTGCATGTGCAGTGGCACAAGGACGGTCACCGGTTCGAGTACGAGCCGACTGCCGAGGAACATGGTGACGGCATGGACTACAAGTGGCCGGACGCCGAGTATGTTGATGGCGAGAGGATGGACTGATGGAAGAAGAGATCGAGGAAAACTGTGAGTGTGGTCTTACAGAGGATGGTTCGTGGGACGAATCTTTGTTCGACGAGTGGGGTTGTGACTGTGAAAGGGAGGTTCGAGGTTATGCAGATAATCACTAAGGAAGAGGCTAAAGCACAAGGGCTGACTCACTACTACACCGGCAAGCCGTGCAACAGGGGGCATGACAGCAAGCGTTATGTCAGTGTCAACAAATGTGTCCAATGTGTTAAGGACGACTTGGACAAATGGAGGAAAGAAAACCGGGAGCGGTATTTGGCTGACCAAAAAGATAGATACCAAAAAGACAAGAAAAAATATATAGACCGGGCTGCGAAATGGCGCGTGGAAAACATGGAAAAGCGCAGAGAGATTTGCCGCAAATATTATTGGGACAATTGGGACAAGGAGTGTCTCCGCCGCAAGGACTACGCTAGAAGAAACCCCGACAAGGTAGCAAGCCGGACGCGGTTTTACCAAGCCCGGAAACGTCAAGCCACGCTAAAAGGGTTTTTGCCAAAAGACTTTGAGCGCATCTATCAAAAGCGTGATCAAATGACTGAGGCCACCGGCCTACCGCATCACGTTGACCACATTGTTCCTTTAGTCGGCAAAAATGTGTGTGGGCTGCACGTCCCGTGGAACCTGCAAATCCTTACAGCAGATGAGAACAGGCAGAAATCCAACAAGATGCCGGGATAGTTTTACAGCAAGGAGGCAGACAATGGGTAGGTTTTACGCGAAAGAACAGGTGCTGGATGCCGAGGGCAGGCACGTTTCAGATCGACTGACGCCTGTGTGCAGTTCGATCACCCTGCTGGAGAAAAAGCTGTTGCGACATCGAGAGACCTTTCCACTAGAGGAAGGCCAGCGGTTTGCGGGAAGAATATATGTGTACACCGCCAAGCGGTACAGCGCCGCCGCGCATGGGGTCTACGAGATCGTGGACGGCAAGCTGAAGCGGCTCCGGAACAGTTCTCATTGGAATTCTTTTGTGGACCCCGAGACGATGGACAGGGACCACACATATCCGAGTTTAGTGAACCCCTACGAGGAGGCAGACAATGGGTAGAGTAAAAGATTGGCTGATTGGCATGCAAGAGGATGCCATGTGGATGAGCCGTGATTCGTGGGCCGCGAAGAATGGCGCACAGAACCTGCAACTCTACGACGAGGTGCAGGACGAAATGACGGAGCAACGTGCTCCGTCGCCTGAGATGTTGCAGGAGCAGATCGACAGGATCGAGGAGATATTCGGTGACAAAGACTGACCCCAGGATGATGCATGTGGCCGACGAGGTTCGTCGGCTCATGCGAATCTTCAGCGATCTCTGCTTTGACGATGCACCGCAGGATGAGATCGATGCGGCTTGGCGGCGGTACATGTACGTCAAGCGGTTGCACAGGAAGGGAGTGGAGTATGTGCCTCGATTCTAATCGTAGATCGAGGGCGAAGCGAAGAAGGGATGCGATCATAGCACTGGGCGGGGCATGTGCTCGTTGTGGCGAGTCTGATCCTGTCGTGTTGGAGATCGATCACATCCTGCAAAGGAACAAGGATTCCGAGGTGAAGAGAAACGGCCAGCATAATTTCAACGAGGTGAACCGGATGGTCAAAAGCAACCGTGATCCGTGTACCAAGTTCCAAGCATTGTGCGCCAACTGTCACAAGCGGAAGACCAAAGAGAACGAGGATTGGAGGCGTCATGGATGACGACGAGGGCGACGAGTATTTGGTTTGCGATTGGTGCGGTCACGAGTGCCAAGATTTCACATCATTTTTTGGAGACATTCGTTGCGACGAGTGTGCGTATGAAGACGAAACCTACAGAAGGGAGATTCTAGGTGAGCGTATATGACAAGCGCGTGACGCGCGACATGAGGATGATGATGCTGAAGATCCACAACGATCTGAAGGACATCAAGAACACGGTCGAAGAGTGCAACGACATGTGGCTGTCTGATCTGCGGAAGATGGAGGAGATCATTCACACCTTGCATATGGAGTTCGATTTCAAGCCGCCGAGAAAAACCGGCGCGCACTGGTCGGACTGGGTGTTCGCCGAGGATGTGAAAGAGGAGGACGAGGACGAATGAAGGTCGTCTGGGTTCTGTTGCTAGTCACAGGGTATGGTGTCGATTCGGATTCGTTCGACACCAAATCCCTCGGCGGCTACGACACTATTGCGGAATGCCATGTGGCGGCGACTCAAATCTTTTGGGAGAATATGCCCATCAATCAGGAAGCAATGTGCATCAGAGTCGAGTATCAAGATGTGGATAGACAATAGACCAAAGTGCGAGGCGTGTGGAGCGCCCGCTGACACCAAGACCGGAACCGATATATATCACTGTGCGCGGTGTTGGCTGACCAACGAGAGGAATCGGCATGACCGAAGAAGAGAAGCAGTCCGAAGAACTGGACGAGCATACCCAGATGGTGATCGTTTCTCGCCACATCAACGCTATGATGGGGCGGTTCGCTAAACGGAATATCAGTCCGGACATGATCGCCTATATGATGATGTCTGCGGGAACTACGCTTTTGCTGGCAAATAACCGCTTTAACCCTGTATTCTATGGAGAGGTGATTGCTGCGGCTCTGGCCTCGGCGAATCAAGCGGTGTCTGATAACGACGAGGAGACGAAGCATTGATTGAGCAAGGTGACGGCACGTTTGAACGGCGCCTGTCGCAGGGCCGGTGCCCCAAGTGCGATACCGCCCTGCCTGAATTGAATCAGATATACTGGCCTATTCGTTGTTCGCATTGCGATCTGGTGATCGGAAGGAACAATGATCCGTGGGCCGTGGAAGATGAATCGCTGGCAATGAACGCCGGCGCGTTGAGTTAAGCGGGAGGACGACACTCCCATATGGGGCGACAAGGGGAGCGTCCCGAAGGCCATAGATGTTGCTAGCGTGTTTAACCCGCACAGAAGAAGCACATGGGCATGCTAGATGTATTAAATCCGTGTCGTCCACCTGACGTTTTAGGTTTTTTTAGTCAGGAAGCAAGGCGGTAAATCTATGGAATCCCCCCTTTTACGGAGGCGTGTATGAAGAAGGAGACATTGTTGATGGCAAGCGAAGAAGAGATTGCAGGCAAGGTTCCGCAGATGGAATGGAGCACGGCAATGCAGGTGATCGAGTGGTGCGTCGATGAAATGGTAGACAAGATCGCCGAGTACCCTGATGACTATGGGCCAGGACGAGCAGACGAGGTCATGGAAGCGTGGGAAAGGATTCTGAGAGGGTGAAATGGTTGAAGCATTTATTGCGTCTGTAAGTTTTTGTGTGATGTTATCGACTCCGCCGGAGTGCGGCCACATTGAGGACGAGTGGGGGCCGTACGAGACGCAAATGGAATGCGAAGCAAGAATTCGTCAGATGTTTGGGCTTTTGAGTATGACGTTTCCCCCCGGCAGTGTGTACGGCAAGGGAAGTTGTTACAAGGTTGAAGGGGAGAAGCTGTGAAACAACGAGATCCAAACTGGCACGGGATTCGCAGGCATCATGTGGTGCCTGACAAACGTGACAAACTAATGACGGACATACACAACGCTATGGTCGAGGATGTCCAAGACCGTTGTCCGCGCTGTGGACGTACCGGCAAGATCGAAGTACACGGGCACTACCAGTGCGCTGCATGCGGCAGCGTGATTGACGACTGCTGTCAAGGAGAGTGCGCAGTATGACAGACAATGTGATTTCTTTTCCGATTCAGAAGATAACGAAAACAAACGATCCGGTGGCTTTTGTATGCAAAGCCGCAGGAGAGAAATTCAAGCATGTGGTGATCATGGGCGAGAACGAGAAGGGTCAGGTGCAGATGATTACAACTGTGGCCGATCCAGCAGAGGTTTTATGGTACATGGAAGCCGCGCGCTTCGGGATTATGACAGGAGGTTTAGAGGATGAAGAAGAATGACCGAAGAGTACACCCTGAACCTGACGATAACGTCGTCAAGTTTCCCACGCCACCCGCACCTAGCAGTGCTGGTAGCGAAGAGGATGTGGGAGATGAGTCACCCCTTACCTTCTATTTCGTCCCTGACTGGGATACCGGAGAAGACGATTCCGCACCTAGCTAGATTAGAGGGTTGGGTTCGCCTGTCATATGGGATTAGGGTCACAGGCTATCATGGCCCGTTCTTGTTTCCCGACGAGACGGAAGAACTATACGACGGTCAGCGGTTCGAGGATGATCCCGAAGCCTGTCGACCAGAGAATAAATACAGACCGAGAGATCGCAACGACATGACATATGCGTCCTCGGCATTGGGGTGGTTATGAATGTTCAATTTCAAAACGGAGCCGTATGCTCACCAACTTGAGGCGCTGAAGCGTTCTTATGACAAGCGCAACTATGCCTACTTTATGGAGATGGGTTGTGGCAAATCGAAAGTGCTTATTGATAACATCGTGTGGCTCTACGAACAGGGCCGCATTGACACAGCGGTTATTGTCGCGCCGAAGGGTGTTTACCGCAACTGGGAAACGGCGGAGATTCCAGCACATTTCCCCGAGAATGTTCCGCACGAGATTTATGTATGGAATCCGAATCCCAACAAAACCCAAGCGCGGCGGCTACGCGACGGCGTTGAAAAGCGTGGCGTCCTGCGCATCCTTTTGGCAAACGTGGAGGGGTTCGCAACTAAAAAGCTGCCCGCATTTGTGGGTGCGTTCACACAGGGCAGCAGTTTCCTACTTGGTCTTGATGAGTCCACTACAATCAAGAATCCCAAAGCCAAACGCACTAAGACGCTGGTCCTCTTCGGCAAGAAGGCTGCATACAAAAGAATCCTGACAGGATCTCCGGTGACCAAGTCGCCGATGGATTTGTATTCGCAGTGTGCCTTCCTGGATCCTGACCTGCTGGGCTTCAAGTCATACTGGTCGTTCCAGTATCGATACGCCATGACGCGGACACAACGCATGGGCAATCATTCTTTTACCGAGATCATTGGCTACCGCAATCTGCCTGAACTGACCGACAAGCTGGGCATGTTCTCGTACCGAGTTACGAAGGAAGACGCCCTCGATCTGCCGGAGAAGATATACACGACTCGCGAAGTGTCGATGACGGAAGACCAGACTCGGCACTACAACACGCTGAAGGGTGCAGCCATTGCACTGCTCGAAGGCGGGGAGATGGTGACGGCGCCAGAGGTCATGACCAAGTTGCTACGGATGCAGCAGGTTTTGTGCGGGCACCTGATGACGGACGACGGAGAACTGGTCGAAATTAAAAGCAACCGCATACAAGCGATGCTTGACACCATCGATGAGATGACCGGCAGCGTAATCATCTGGTCGAGGTTTCGATACGACATCAAACAGATCGTGCAGGAGTTGAAGAAAGCTCATGGACCGGGGTCCGTGGTCAGTTACTTCGGCGATACAAGGGACGAGGAGCGTCAGGCAGCAATCAAATCATTTCAGGACGGTGAGGCAAGATTCTTTGTCGGCAACCCACAGACGGCAGGCTTTGGTCTGACACTGACGGCGGCAACGAACGTGATCTACTACGCCAATGACTACAACCTTGCGACGAGGTGGCAGTCAGAAGATCGATGCCACCGAATCGGACAGAACCACAGTGTCTTGTATGTGGATCTTGTCGTGCCGAAGACTATCGACATCAACATCGTCAAGGCGCTCAAGAGCAAGATTCATCTGGCGGGGGTGACTTTGGGAGAAGAAGTGAGGAAGTGGCTTGAGGTTTGACGCCCTTGAATCGGCGGTTGCCGGCATTTCGTTCGGACACAGGGCCGGGGCTAAACTGGTGGGGGTAAAGATGGCATTCGCCTGTTTCGACATCGACGTACAAGAGTCGGACGCCTATCTTCCGCTGTTTTTTGTTCAAGGTTCGGTTGATGATTGATCCATCTTTGCGGCGACTGGCCTTCTTCACATCGAAGAACAGCCATTCGTTGTTCGGCGATAACGCTACGATATCGACCGGTCCCTGTTCCATAACGTGAGTGTATACATGACAGCCTTGAGAGATCAGCCAATCAGCCGCAAGCAGTTCGCACCGCTTGCCGTCCTTGATTCGGTAGTCGATTCCCACAAAAAATCCTTTTTTCTCCCAGCCGCATATGTTAGTGTCCCACGACACAGCGTGATCCACAAGGAGTGAAAATGGACAATACGCGGTACAAATCAGTAGCGGTTCCAAATCACGTACACAAAGTCCTGAAGTACATTGCGGGCATCGAAGGGCGCACGATAGGAGGCCAGATGTCACACATTGTGCGGGAGTACAATGCAACCTTTAGGGGGCACGGCGACAGCGACAAGTTCGGCGAATACCTAGAGAAAATAAAAATGGTTGACACGGTTGCAACCGATAAATAAAACCGACTGCACACCCGAAGGGGTTAAACTTGTAACAAGGAGAGTGAACGATGAGCGATGTTTTTTCGCTATTCGAAGAAGAGGCTGCTAACGCCAAGGCGTTCGACCAAGTTAGCGAAGAGGGGACTACCCGCCTCTCCCGTCTGATCCGTCAGTCGCAACAGGCTGACGATGAGATCAAGCAGACGGAACAACATCTTAAAGACCTGAAAGCCAAGAAGCGCACCATCGACGAGGAAGATATCCCGTCGTTGATGGAGGAGCTTGGCGTTGAGAGCTTGACTGTCGATGGCAACAAGATCTCGGTCGAGAAGTATGTGTCAGCCCGAATCCCCGATGATCGCAAAGCGGAAGCCTTCGGCTTTCTACGATCTATTGGTGAGGGAGACATCATCAAGAACGATGTCGTGGTCACCTTCGGTATGGGTCAGGACAATGTAGCGGGGGCCGTGATTGATGATCTTCGCAATCAAGGTCTTGAGCCAAACCAGAAGACACACATCCATCCCATGACTCTCAGGTCTTGGGTGAAGAATCGTGTCGAGTCCAATCAAGAACTCGACTATGACGTTTTCGGCGTCTACGTCGGAAATCGTGCTGTGATTAAAAAGGGGTAAACCAATGAGCAAAACAGCAGTAGCAGAAGTCACCACCACCTCCGTCGCTCCGGCGGATCTTATGGATATGTTTGAAGAGAATGCCGGTGCCGGTCTTGATAAGATCGGTTCTGCCGAGATGCAGATTCCGTTTCTGCGGATTCTTCAGGCGCTGTCCCCGCAGCTTAATAAGCAGGACGCTCTGTATATTAAGGGCGCCGAACAGGGAGACCTGTTCAATACCGTATCGAACCGCATCTATAAGGCGGACGAGGGTATGGTCGTTATTCCTGTGGCCTTTGAGACCAAGTTTTTGGAATTCCAGCTTCGGTCCGCTGGCGGTGGTTTTGTAGGGGAGAAGAACCCGAACGATCCTGACCTGACTCGTACGACTAGGGAAGGACCGGCAGAAATGCTGCCGTCGGGCAACGAGCTTGTGCGTACGCACCAGCATCTGGTTCTGGTCTATGACGAAGCTACCGGTGAGTATGAGCCGGCGGTTATGGATATGAAGAAGACCCAGTTGAAGGTGTCTCGCAAGTGGAACTCGCAGCGTAAGTCGGTGCGGGCAATGGGTAAGAACGGCATGTTCCTTCTGCCTATCTACGGTACGGCGTGGCGTGTGACCACGATTGCGGAGAGCAACGACCAGGGTAGCTGGTATAACTTCCGCATCGACCGTGTTGAAGATGTGGCTAAGATGGGCCATGCTATGCTCGAAGCCAAGACGATGGCCGAGAGCTTCCAAAAAGGTGAGATTAAAACGGCAGCAGCCTCGAACGAAGAGATGAAACAGGCTGATTCGTTGAGCGACGAAGTACCGTTTTAACCAGTTGGGGGTGTCGCTTGGGCTGCGGAGTGTCGACCACAGTCCTACTCGGAGGCGACATCCCCATCCTTTTTGGAGGAAGCCATGTCCCTTGCGGAGAGGTTCATGGCAGCGTTTGCCGGATTTGGCGCTGCACATGGACGTACAGATATTTCAGAAGAACGAAGAGCCGGTAAGACAAAGGCGAAGTCCTACGTTGTTCGTAAGCCTTTGACCGTGAACCTTGTGCAGTCGCACTTGGATGGTGGTCATGGTGTGGGTGCCATCCCGATCAACGAGGACAACAAGTGCAAGTTTGGTGCGTTGGATATCGATGTGTATCCGCTTGATCATGCTGCGCTAATCAAACAGCTATCCGAAAACAATGTACCGTGTATCGTGTGCCGCTCTAAGTCAGGCGGTGCCCATGTATTCTTTTTCTTCAAGGAGTGGATGAGTGCGGGTGAATTTAGAGACAAAGCTGCGGAGATTGCGGCGCTTCTGGGCCACGGTAAATGCGAGATATTCCCGAAGCAGGAACAGGTTCTCGTCGAGCGTGGTGATGTTGGGAACTTTATTAACCTTCCGTACTTTGATGCGGAACAGACGATGCGTCCGGCGATTCTATCGGACGGCGACGGGGCCACGTTAGAGCAGTTTCTCGACATGGTCGATCAGGTCAGCATCGATCCGAACGAGTTTCGTAAGCTGCCCATCGGTGGCAGCGTTGACCTATACCCAGACTACATACCGTGCGTACGACAGATGCTGTCTATCGGCATCTCCGAAGGTGGCCGCAACAAGTTTGCTTTCCAGCTTGGAATCTTTCTAAAGAAGTACGACGAGGTGAACTGGAAGACATTGCTCGAAGAGCACAACGCCAAGGATTTTCATCCGCCCTTGCCTGCGTCAGAGATCGTGACGATTCAGAATCAGGTCGAGAAGAAAGATTGGGGCTACCTGTGCAGCGAGGAGCCGATGGCGTCCTACTGCAACAAGAATGTCTGCCGCACCATGACGCATGGAATCGGCGGCGGTGGATCGTTGCCCACCATCAGTGGTCTATCGGTCGTGATGTCGGAGCCGCGCCTGTGGTTCTTGGACATCGATGGGCGCCGCCTGGAGTTGGACACTGACCAGCTACAGAACCCGCGCCTGTTCCAGCGGTCCTGCATGGAGCAGCTTAACTTCATGCCAGAGCGGGCCAAGGAAGGTGATTGGCAGGTGCTGATCAACAATCTGATGGACAACTGCAATCAGATCGAGGTGCCACAAGAACTGACATACAAGGGCCAGTTCGCAGAGCTTCTTGAAAGCTATTGCACGGGCCGTGTGCAGGCGGTGACTGTTGAAGAGATCATGCTTGGCAAGCCCTACACTGACAGCGAAGAGCAACGGACATACTTCCGTCTTGACTCGCTGATGGAGTTCTTGCGGCAGAAGAAGTTTGATAGCTACACGAGGGCGCAGATTCAGGAACGCATCAAGGAGATGAACGACGGCACAGACTCGCATGGCGTCAAACGATTCAAGACATCTGCTGGCAAGTGGAAGTCGGTTCGTGTTTGGTGGGTGCCAGAGTTTGCTGCCGAGGTGTCAGCACCTGATATTCCTGTTGCTACTACGGAGGTGCCGTTCTGATGGAGACGACAATTTTTGGCCCACCGGGCACTGGCAAGACCACCCGCCTAATCGGCATCGTGAAGGACGCTATTGCCGACGGCATGGATCCCAACCGGATCGCCTTCATGTCGTTCAGCAAAAAGGCAGCAGAAGAAGCGAAGACTCGTGCAATAGCCGAGTTGGATGTGGACTCGCGCGATCTGATCTGGTTCCGGACTCTGCACTCTTTGGCCTTCAACTGCCTCGGCATGCGTGGGCAAGATGTATTTAAGGGCGCAGACTTCCACAAGCTGGGGGAGCTTGTGGGTCTGGAGTTCAAAGCCAATGCTTCGAACAACATGTCAGACGGTGTGCTGTTCATTCCCGGTGGGGGTGGTGACAAGTATCTGTCTATGGTGCAAGAGGCGCGGGTGCGTGAGGTCACACTCGAGCAGCAGTTCAACGATGCCGCCAACTACAATCTGCACTTCCAACAACTCCGCGTCTTGGCAAAAGCATACGAAGATTTGAAGAAGGAACTTCGTAAACGGGATTTCGTGGATATGATCGAGGACTTTATCGAGCAGGGCACCAGTCCCCGCTTCGATCTTCTGATCATCGACGAAGCCCAGGATCTGGCCCCGCTGCAATGGCGCATGGTCAAAGAGGTTCTGGTTCCAAACTCGAAGCAGGTTTACTACGCCGGTGACGATGATCAGTGCATCTACTCATGGATGGGGGTCCGTGTATCGGACTTCTTGGGCGCCAGTGACCGCAAGATGGTGCTCGACAAGTCGTACCGTGTACCGTTGACCGTGCACAAATTTGCCGACCAGCTTGTGCGGCGGGTGGCTACCAGACAGGAAAAGGTTTGGCAACCCGTGGAAAGAGAGGGCAACCTTTCGTGGCATCGTGATATCATGGAGTTGGACTTGGAGAGTGGTGAATGGTTAATCCTTACCCGGACCAACTACATTGCGAATAAGATCGCCTCCCGACTAAAGGACGATGGTTATCTCTTCTGGAGAGAAGGGGCCGGATGGTCTCTATCACAAAATGTCCTAGACGGAATTGAGGTGTGGCTAAAACTATGCAAGGGCCAAGACTTGTCAGCAGAGGAACTGAAGAAGTTCTCCAAGATACTGAGCGGAAATGTTATTACCAGATCTGGGCGCAGAACCCTCGAATCATTAGACCCAGAACAATCCTATACCCTCGGCGATTTAATCGCGCAGTGCGGACTGGATGCGACGGCAGAGACGCCGTGGATGTCTGTCCTGAAAGTGTCGGACAGGGAGGTTGCCTATATTACGTCGGTACGGCGGCGGGGGGAGAAATTACTATCTGGCAAACCGAGGATCCGGATATCGACGATTCACAAAGCCAAAGGTGGCGAGGCGGATAACGTCGCCCTCTTCTTAGACTCGAGCAGAGCTTGTGTAGAGAGCCTTGACCAAGATAGCGAGGTTAGGGTTTTCTATGTCGGTGCAACTCGTGCTAAGAAACACCTGCATCTTATTGAACCTACAGGATATTATGGATTCGCCGCATGAAGAACAGAGAACATTTTCTGCGTGAAGCAGAAGAACTAATCAATGGACCGAGGGCCGAAGACTATGGCCCTGCGCTTCTGAACCATGAGCGGATCGCTGCTATCTGGAATGTGCTACTGCGAAAAAAGCTGCTGGACAAGATCACGCCGACCGAAGTCGTCGCCATGATGGTTGGCTTGAAGCTGGCGCGTCTTGCCGAGGACATGCACAAAGATGATTCGTGGGTCGACATCATAGGATATGCGGCACTGGGTGGAGAGATTTCCCATGACGATCAGTGATCCACATCAATATCATCTGCTGGAGCAGGACATCAAGGATGTCGCGTGGGGCAACATCGACAGTGACTGGTCACCACCGGCATCGTTTCCTGATCTGACAAACTACGAGCGGATCGCCATCGACTTAGAGACACGTGATCCAAACCTAACAACGCTGGGTCCGGGGTGGTGCCGCAAGGATGGATACATCATCGGCATCGCGGTGGCTGCTGGTGATAGCGCCTGGTACTTTCCGATCAAACACGAGACCGGGAACCTGCCTCGGTCTTCTGTTATGGCGTGGCTGAAGAAGCAGATGGCTACTCCAAATATCGACAAGGTGATGCACAATGCGCTGTATGATCTTGGCTGGCTTCGAGCGGAGGGCATCGAAGTGCAGGGCAAGATTATCGATACGATGGTGGCAGCGCCGCTGCTGAACGAGAACCGCCGCTGGTACAATCTGGACTCGCTGGCTCGTGACTATCTTGGTGAGCGCAAGAATGAGAAGATGCTTCGGTCTGCTGCCGGGGAGTTTGGAGTCGATCCAAAAAGTGACATGTGGCGCCTGCCGTCCCGATATGTGGGGCAGTACGCAGAGCAGGATGCTGCTGTTACACTACGGCTGTGGGATCGTTTTCGCACGGATCTTGCAAAGGAGGAGTGTACCAGCATCTTTGAGCTAGAGCGCAGTCTAATTCCTGTCCTGCTGGAAATGAAGACCAATGGAGTCCGGATTGATCTTGACCGCGCTGAGATTGTGAAGAAGGATCTGAAACATCGTGAAGATCGACTACTTAAAGAAATAAAGGAAGAGACCGGCGTCGTTGTGGAGCCGTGGGCCGCTGCATCTATAGCAAAGGCGTTCGACGCTCTTGGGCTGACCTACCAGAGGACAGAGAAAACTGATGCGCCAGCCTTTACAAAAGCATTTCTGGCGAACCATCCTCACCCGGTGGCGCAGAAGATTGTACGCCTTCGCGAGTTTAACAAGGCCAACACAACCTTTGTTGAAACTATACTTCAGCATTCGCATAACGGTCGTATCCATTGTGATTTTCACCCTCTTCGTTCAGATGAAGGGGGCACAGTTACCGGACGATTTTCTTCGTCCAACCCGAACCTCCAACAAATCCCGGCCCGTGACCCAGAAATCAAAAAGATGATTCGGGGTCTTTTCATCCCGGAAGAAGGGGAGAAGTGGGGCAGCTTTGATTACGCATCGCAGGAGCCGCGATGGCTGGCGCACTACTGTGCCACTCTGACCGGCGCCCGAAGGGATCCTCGTATTGATGATGTGGTGCAAATGTACCATGAAGGCAATGCTGATTTCCACCAAATGGTTGCGGACATGGCAGGCGTGTCACGTAAGGAAGCCAAGACCGTGAATCTCGGCATCATGTACGGCATGGGCAAGAAGAAACTGGCCGGCGTTCTTGACATCACCGAGGATGACGCTACGCATCTGCTTGCTGGATATCACGAGAAGGTGCCGTTCGTGAAAGGTATCGCCGATCTTGCGATGGAGCAGGCGCAAGAGAAGGGCGTCATCCGCACATGGATGGGGCGCAAGTGTCGCTTCGACATGTATGAGCCGCGCTCGTTTGGGTACAATAAGCCGATGCAGTTGAAAGAGGCACTCGAACATTACGGCGGCAAGGGCATGATTCGACGTGCGTTCACGTACAAGGCGCTGAATCGATTGATTCAAGGATCCAGTGCGGATCAGACCAAGAAGGCGATGGCCGTCTGTTATTCAGAAAACCTCACGCCGATGCTCACTGTTCACGACGAATTGTGTTTTAGCGTGAACTCTCGTGAACAATCTGAGAAAATTGTCGAGATTATGAAGAATTGTGTACCAGACTTGAAGGTGCCATTCGACGTGGACGCCGAGCTTGGCGACAACTGGGGAGAGGTCGGATGATACCAAAGTGTTTTGCTTGCGGCTGGAATCTGATTTGGGGTGGAGACCATGACGTTGAAGACGATGAGGACTACTACATCGTCTCCAACCTGTCATGTCCTGAGTGTAAGACGTTCTACCTTATGTATCACCCAACGCCGCCATCCGATGAGACAGACGAGACGCCCGATTCGGGGTCTGTTTAGCCCATTTCGAGTCCAACATTTGCCGGCTGGCCTCGCGCCAGTCCCTGGAATCGACCGCAGCCTTCATTTTTTTGAAGCCAGACAGCCTCGGACGGCCTAGTTGGAAGCACATGTTGGCAATGATCAGTTGGGCCTCTTCTGGCAAGTCATTGAAATCGCTGTACAAAAATTCGCAATCTCGTAGAGTTCGTTGCACATCGTCGTGGAATAGTTCATCGACAAGCTCCTGAGAGACCTGAGAGCCTACTTCTAGGCCGTGCAGGTCGTCATCTTCGTGAATAAGATGCCCAATTCCAACGGTAGGGTAGCCAAGATGGTCGAGATAGATCTCCAGCTTGCAGCCTTCGTCCGCAGCAAGCTCTTTTTGTAGCTGTTCGAGATTCATGGGATGCTCCTTACATGCAAAGATCTTCATACTTTGTAGTATGAAGACGATGCGCACTCAAGTCTTGCGTCTGCTGCCGTGCCAGCAGGCGTTTCAGCCATCGAAAGATCATCCTACCATCGTCCTTCTTCGAGCAATTTGTGCAGTACGTGGATCCTGAATCAGATCCTCGACACTAATCTGTCCCACGACCGGACTCGCGGCGCTGGTGTTTACCGTAGCCGGAGGAGGTGTGGTCGTGGCCGGCGGAGGAGGAGGCGGAGGAGGAGCAGTCGGAGGAGCAGGAGCCGTAATTACTTTCCTCTTTGTGTCTCTGCGTGGAGACAGACGATCCGTATCGAACGCACCTTCCGGTGTCGGATCAGGATCTTCAGGGTCAATAGACAGGCGGCGGAGTTCTCGTTCAAGAATTCTCAACAGGCGTGTCGGCACGTCGTGATTCTTTTCATCTGCTTCTTCTAGTTTAGCTTCGGACGGACTGTACGGTAAGTAACGTCCACGTTCCAAGGCTTTTAGTTCTTCCTTGCCGATACGTTCTTTCCTCAAGATGTCACGAATTTGTTTCTTGCTAAGACCAAGATCGCGCAGCGCCTTTATCTGCAAGGCGAAGTTACGAAACACTCGAAGACGTGCTTCATTTGCCGCCAGATATCCATTCACATAATCTTGTTCGCCCGCGAAGTCTCGATTCACTACGTCGTTAAACAAGGTAGCAGCTTCTGAGCGCAAGGCTTTGAACTCGTTTGCCTTGAACTTAGCGACTCTTGCTGGGTCCACTTCTTGTGCAGACAAGCCCGTGAACAAACGGAAAAGCTCCCCTTCTGGGGCATATGTTCGTCCAGTGCTTGGTTCTCGCTCAGATACGCCGAATTCTGGACGACCTGCAAGCAGGCTTCTTGGCAGGCGAGAAAGTTCGATCTCGCTGAAATCTGCACCGACAGGAACTCGGAAAGGATCGAGGTTGGATGGACCCATTTGATTCATTAAGTGAATCATCGAGCGTTCAATCTTTTTACCTAGATTTTCAACGTCGCGATAAACTTTGGCGCCTGTTTGAGTCTCACCTCCACGACCAAAAGCAAATGTTGGTAGCACATCGCGGAGAGATGCAAGGGCAATGGACTCACTAAGAAACGGCTCAAAAAATTCTGAGAAAGCTGCCCATGCGGCTTTGCCCACGGTATCACGCGCACCTCGCTGAAGTTTGTTGCTTTCGTCTAGGCTGTTCAAGACGGCCTCAAACGGACGGATCAACATGTCAAACGGATTGAAGTGACTGAAGTCAAGAACTTCAAAGTTGCCTTTTTCGTTTTTACCGAGGGACAAAAAGATCGAGTCTCTCTGATACGGAGCGGAGGTGGCGTTAACAGCTTCCATTTGCTCTGGAGTCATACCAGTCAAATTCATCGAGATGTCGCGCAGTGCTGGACCAGCTACATAGAATGTAGACAACGAACTCATGAGTCGGCGCATGCCGATCTCGCGGATTGCGGCATCTTCGCTTGCCAACTCTTTCATGGAGGTTTCGAGCGTGTTAAACCCGGTGCGGATAATTTCTGCGGGGAAGGCAATGAAGTTACCTATCGGCAGGCCGCGAATATCCTTAATGACTTGCGGCACAAGTTCGTAGTTGGGTACGTTGTTTCGAACGATGTCCGCCGCTCTGCCCTTGATGGCCTCTTCTACAGTGCCCGGACCCTCTTGCCCGATCTCACGTTTGAAACGCTCGGTGGTTGCATCCATCACCTGCTTTGTTTGACTGTCGTTCATGCCCTTGGTTTTATCTTGGGCATTGCGCATCATTTTAGTGTACGCCTCGCGCAGCTTTGACGCCTCAAACTCGTAGTTGTAAATCTTCCAAACGTCGTCGCCTGCGCGGTATAGATCCGCAGCTTTGCCGAGAAACTGCATAGTCATGTTACGGCGGTGCTGACGATCCAAGCTACCTACGTCTACTGAAATTTTTGTGCCCGGAACTCGTAAACGGTTTGGTCTTGGTCCTGTAGTAGCAACGTCACTTACCAGAGCATGATCTTCCATCACGCGCAGGTTCCCTGGGTCCACACCACGACGTAAGTTGTCTTGAAGTTCACGAAGCTCCGCGCTGCTTCCAATAACACCACGCTGCTGGAGGTCCACAAAATACTCCAAGCCTTCGTCCGTAAGACGATAGTCAGCCGTCAGCAGCTTTCTGTTGATAAGGTCGCGTAAAACAAGGTCTACTGACTGACCGAGGCTAGCACCATTACCTATGTTTCCCTGCGCCAAAGCGAACATACTAGCAGATGTGACGTTACGGACCTGCGTAATTGGAGACAGAATGGTTTTGTTGAATTGGCTGATGCCTTTTAATTTCAACAAGCCGCCATATGTCTGACGTAAAAAACTTCCGAGCAAGGTGTCGTCAGTGATGATCGTGCGATTCAAAGATGCAGCCATTGCATTTGGCACAGCGATGTTATGCATCGCACCAAAGGCGCTCTCAGCTTGACCGGGATCTTTCTTTATGACGTTGCCCGAAGAATCTGTGCGACCGATGATGTGATAACCTTTGGTTCTTAGATCGGTAAGAACAAACTCTTCTGCATTGTCTATTTCTTGCTGAAGCTGCCTAATACGTCCTTCACTCGCACCTTGTGCTGCTGCCTCATCCAACTGCTGCTGAAGACGATCTTGTCTAGCAGCCACTCTCTCCGGCACGTTGATGTAGCGACCGTCAACTTTAGGGCCGAGATCGGCAGTCGTGGCCGTTGGGTTTGTCCTACGAAGTTCTGCTAATGCTTCTCGCTCGGCAGCGTTTAAAAAGTCCTCGCCATACTTGCCCCGTCGAAAGACAGCGTCGGCCATGTCGGCATCCGCGATAGCACGAAGCCGAGTGTAGAAACTGTCAGTCGCAATGAAAGTGGACAGATCAGAAATCGTGGCAATATATGACTCACGAGGATTGCGGACCTGCCCCAGAATCTCTTTCAGAACCGGGCTTTCTACTTTACGGCGGTTAAGAAGCTGTGTGTTCAACTTTCGAATCGGAACCCGTCCGAAGAAATCACCGCCCGTGCTGCGTCCCATGCCGGCAGGCGTCTTTGCTAGAACAAGACGAATGTATTCACGCATCTGACGTTCAGTCAGCGTGTCCAGAGTTTGTTCGTCTGTGACCTTGAGGAAGTCACTCTCCTCGCCAAGCACAGACTTTATGTGGTTGAAGACACTGTTTTCGTTACGGCCACCAACACTTGTGCGAATCAGATCAAAGATCTCACGCTCTCGTGCTGAACCCTGCACGATGTTATATGTCGGATCCTCATAAGCAGCGTAACGCTGGCGCAGATAGCCGCCAACTTCGACGTTCTCTCGGATAGCCTGCATTAGTGCCTGACGACTGGGCCTTCCTGGGGCAGCGGTTTCAGGCAGCGCACGAACAGCACCTGTCTCAAGAAGTCGTTCCGACAGCCTGTCGATGATGCTGCGCGCTTCTTTGTAGGAATTGAAAAGCTCGTCAGGGATGTTAGCTGGGCGCTGTCCGGTTTCCAGTACCTCCATGAAAGCGTTCAGAAGCGTCTGCTTGGTGACCGCAGTCTGCTGTTTCATCTCGTCCCGAGCGAGAAACTCATCTATCTTCTGTTCAACCTTCTTGAGCTTGCGGTCTGCTAGCTTTACGTCACCCTCAACTGCTGCGTTGACTAGCGAGTTGATGTTTGCAGCCGTTGGATCAAGAAACCCGCGATACCGTAAGTTAGCAAAGAGCCTGCCAAGAAGGTTGTCGAACGACTTGGTGGTGGTGCTAGGATCAAGAATCCTAGCTTCTTGCCGCAGAATCGCCTGTGTTGCCGCCTCTAATCCTGCTCGTGCTGCGGGCACTGTGCCCACAGAAACAAGATCAGCAACCGTGGTCCGGCGGGCGCGGTCCAAGAACGACTTGGGCGCCGCTGCGGAAACAGGCGTCGTGACTCCAAGAGTTTTTTCTATGATGTCTGAAGCAATCTCAACCGGTCGTGAAGCACCGGTCTTGGCGATCCCTTTCAACATTGCACCAACGACCGGAGGCAAAACTACTGTTGCCACACCAGCCTCTGCACCAAGAAGCAGGCGGTCACCGAGTTTTGCAGCAAGCACCTCGGTTGCCGTTTCACCGACCTTGTTTTCAGGAGCGTTGTCGTCATCACGAGTAAAGAAATCGTGCAGACCTTCGGTGTCCTCGGTGGACACAACAAAATCCACGACTGCTGCGCCGCCAGCCTGCTGCGCATTTAGAAGAAGTTTCTGTTTGCGAGATAGTGCAGAAGTACCAGTCCGTGCTCTGGTAAGACGATCTAGCCTGCCGAGCCTGGTTGTCTTGGATACAGCACCCGCGCCCTTCACGCCGGGGACAACAAACTGTGTTACAACGGAGGCAATCTCTCCTGCCGTCCCTTCAGCCTGCATACCTGTTTCTTCACGAGCGGTTTCAAACGCCTCGTTCATCATTTCCGTCATGGGGAACGGCTGATCTGTCGGAACGCTTTCGCCGAAAAATCTTGTGTCTTCTGTAACCCTGAAGCCCTTGGAAGCTAGCTCCAACTCCTGCTTCATCATTACAAGGCCGAGGGTGCCTTGTAATGCTTTCGAAGCACCTTCAACAGCACCAGCGAAAATGTCGCCTGTGACGCCTCTGTCGGATCCGCGATCCCGAGGAGGACGGCGCCTGACCACTCCAGCGGTTTCGTCTAAAGACGGATCACCGCTGACACCCTGCTCTTGATTTGCAGCCTGTGTTGCGCGCCGCTGTTCAAGAATAGCTTCGATCTGATCGGTAGCTTGTTCCGCTGATAGGCCGTCTTCAAGCTCAAAGGTCTCACCTTCGTAATTCCATTTTGCCATGTCACTACTCTGGAGTTGCCATAGTCCGCTGTCCGGCCCTGTCCATAATTACATACGCGGTGCTCTGAAGAAGCAGTTCAATATCTCCAGATTGATTTGGATCAAAGTTTTCCAAATCAACGGATTGACCATCTTCACCCTCGAACGCTGTAATCTTCTGGCCGCTATTGTCGTAGAAATCAATGCCCGAGAGGTTCCCCGATTCCAAAATGGCCTCTATCATTATAGGGCTAGAGGTCGAGGCATTGGTGGCACGACCATATCCGATCAGTGCGTTTGCCTGATCTTCAAGATTAGTGGGCAGGCTCATCTTTCCAACTTGTAACTGTGCCCTTCTAGCTGCTGCTGGACCGCTGTCCCCTAAATGGGCGTAGTCAAGCAAGCCTACACTCATTGTTTGGGCTGCTGAGTCTGCCGCTTGAACCAGATCGGTCAGCTTGGTGGTGCCTTTGCTCTTTACCCAACTGTCAAACAGATCCTTACCATCTTCTGTCAGCATCCAGCTATTCGGATCCATGATATCAATCTTACCGCCGGGTGTTGCAGGTTCTACATAGCCCGGTGTCATCAGCATGCCGCGAATAATCTCCGGCTGCTGACCTGCGTATGTGGCAGCAAGTGTCTGAGCAAACTGATCAGACTGAACGTCAATCTTCTCCCACTCACGATTCGCCTCGTTGACGTAACGGAAGAGATCGTTCTCCATCTTCGTGAACTGTGCTAGCTGATCTACTTTACGATACGCATCTTCACGCGCCTCACCGCGAATGCTCTCAGCAAGCTGGACTTTAAGCTGTGCAACTTGAATATCCACCGCACGGTTAGCTGTGTCCACAGACCGCTGGTCCTTCATCAGGTCCATCTTGGCCGATGCAATGGCGCGGTTGTCCTCGCGCTCCCGTTGGTTGATATCGCCAAGATCTTTGCCGAAGGACTCAACACCAAAGCTCAAGCCCCGTGCGAGATTGGTCAGCAGATATGGACTTTCTCCAGCAGCGGTAGCAAGACCTGCTTTGATAAGAGACAGCCAGAAGGAAGTACGGCGGTCCTTGTCCGCAACCTCGGACGGCCCAAGCTCACCTTTCTTGTAGCCCAGCGACTCCATCGCCAAGTCTTCAAAGTCGGCAAGATTGTAGTCTTTCAAAGCTGGCGCCTCCTGGCCCATCTTTTCTTCCAAATCACTGTAAAGCTGATTGATCGACTTGCCGCCAATGATAGCGTCATTTCTGGATGGCACACCTTCCAGAATCTTATCCGTCGCCGCTTTCTGCTCGTTGAGGTTTTCAACCATGCCTTCAAGCATAGGAGCAGACCGTTGATCGACTTTGCCGAAGTCCTCTGGTTTCGACGGAGCAGCGGGCTTGGGCTTGGGCAGCACCTCAGAACCAAGACCACCTGCAACCTGATCCATGACAGCAGTTGTGTTATAAGAAGGCGGAAGTGCAGCAGCGGTGACCGGGGCAGGTGGTGCGGTGACCGCAGACACCTGACGGCGCTGAACACCGAACATGTCAGGACCGACACCCGTCAGTGGACCTTGGACCGTGGCCGGTTGGAGCAAGTTTCGTTGTGCTGCTTCCATAAGCTGGGGGCTGGATGCAAGAATACCGGCTGGCTGACGAGAAACCCCCGGTACACGAAACATCGGGCGGCTAAGAGGACGACGTGCCATTTTTAAGCCCCCTGATTGAAGAAGCCAAGACCCTGCTGGGCCTGACCATAAGCACCTAGACCTGCAATACCTAGACCAAGAAGTTGCGACATCGGATTTGGCGGCGGCATTGTAGTCGTGGAGGTTGTCTGCTGTAAGGCCGGGACACCACGGAAAATGTCAGACAAGAAGCCAAGCTGCTGGAACGGAAGCTGCTGCTGGGCAAGCAGGTTCTGCTGTGCAATGTTGAGGCCGGTTTGATCCTGCTGCTGCTGTAGCCCGCCGATACCGAGGAGCGTGTTGATATCTTGAACACCTAGTGCGGAGCCAAGCTGACCGAGACCCGCAATACCTTGAGCCTGCGCTAGTTTTTGTCCCGCTGCTTGCTGCGCCAACTGACTTGCTTGCGAGAAGCCTGCGCTACGGAGACGCTCACCTGTTCGAGCCTGTTGCTCTAAGGTGTTTCTTCCAATTTCTCCCTGAAGGACCGCTGACCTAGACCCGCCGAAGGCTCCTTGATTCACAGCAGCAGCATCAGCCCTGCGACCTTGAATCTGCCCCTGACGACCGATGTCATCCTGCGCCCGTTGAACCACATCATCCAGATACGGATCCATGAAGTCTTTGTACGCATCGGGTGACATAAGCGCAGCAGCATCGCTGATGGCGCCCTGTGCTTGCTCAAGGTACGGTTGATAGGCACCCACACCACTGAGAGCGGTAGATATAGCTTTCTGCTGACCTTCGGAAAGCTCTGCCTGCTCGGCAGGCGCAAACGGCATCGATAGACCAAGACCGCCTTGGTCTGTGGGCTTAAAGAGTCCCGTCGCCGAGGCTAGAAGATTCGCAAGGAAGTTCTCCTGAAAGGCAGGGAGCCGAGTTGTCGTTTCAACGCTTTGTGTAGCCATTATGCCTGGGCCTCCAACTCGGCCATCATATCATACATGCGGGCAGCGCCGATATCCCTATCTCCACCACCTGCACCAACCATAGCCTTTTCAGTTATAACAAACTCTCCGTCCGAAAGACGAGCCGGACCTTCGTAACTACCGTCTGCATTATAAATGCCGGCCATCACGGAATCACTTGTGCCGGTTCCCGGTCCTCTTATCTGCCCACCTGACGTGGGATTCAAAGACATTTGAGATAACTGCTTATCAGTGTAATTCTTCAAGGTATCGACCGAACCACCACTCTTATAATTAAAGTCAGAGATTTCGCGGCGGTAATCCGCCAAATCTTCTGGATCATTCAGTTGATACACATCACCAGTCTCACGCGACCGGGCTGTGAAGTCGAACAACTCACCCTCCGGGAAGGGGCGCTGCTCTCGTGCCTCTTCTTCTTCCTCTGTCATGCCAAGCAGACCAAGTGTGCCAAGACCCGCTGCTCCCAACGCTATTTTCTGGCCGGTGCTAAGATCGCCTAGTGCGCTCAGAATTCCGCCTCCTTGCTGCGCCTGCGCCGCCGCCACATCCTGCGCGATAATACTCGAGTCCATCATGTCAACCGGCACACCACCTTGGATCGCGGACACACTAGGAGTTACAGCGGCAGTTGCGGTCTGTGTGCCGCGAAGGAACGGTGTCGCGCCCATCTTACTTGCACCGTACCCAAGTGCTCCGCCAATGGCTGCGGTCTTCAACGCCTCTTCTACATCCTGCCCTGCGGCTAGCCCGCCGATGCCGGATCCGATAGCTGCGCCTATTGGTGTACCGGTAAGGCCAAAGCCAATCGTGCCGCCAATTATAGGGGCAGCACTTTTGAGGGCTTTTGTTATGTTTTTAAACAGTCCCATCAGGTCACCACTTTTACAGTACCGCTATCATTATACAGTGCGCCGTCTTCTAAGCTACTTATAGTTAGTGCATCATTATCTGATAATGTAACAGCGGTGTCGAG